TGCTCTCCTATCTCCAGAGGAAGAGCTGACACTCAAAGATGAAATCGGATATCAAGAGCCAGATGAGTAACGGATTGTTTCAGCAAATAGAGCCCAAGAATAAAGTGCCGTATGAGAAACCGGCACTTGAGTCGTATCGCTTTGTGATATTTGATCTTGCGTGGGGTGCAGAAAAAGCTGAGACAAAAAACCTTCTTGCAGAAATGGTCCAACAAGGATTGGTTTCTGTCTATGAGTCAGTGAAACTAACCAAGCTCATTGAATCTGAAGACTATGAAGCTCTTCAGTTGGCAAAAGGTATAATGCAAGCAAAGAATGAAAAATAGTCAACCATACAAAAAACTCAGCGTAGATGAAATAACTAAGGTTATTGAGGAGCTTATGGAAAAGGACCCATTACCTCAACGTAGAGTTATTGTACATACTGGCATTGAAGGTCACCGTACGCTTAATCTTGAAATTGAGCGTGAGGCATGGAGACAGTCAGCAGGATGGCTTCTTGAAGACGGGCTTGTAGACCAGAAGCAACACGACCGTTTAGTTCAGATGATTAACTCTCCAGACAGAGAGAACTTTGAACTGGCCAAAGAAATTATTAAAAACAAAAAACCAACTCAATCATGTCAATCCAGTTTACAGCAGAAGATCACAAATACACCAGTATCGATCCAAGTGAATCCATCTCTTGGCTCTCAGTCACTAGTTTTGTTGGACTCTTCAAAAAACCATTTCCCAAAGTTGAAGTGGCCACAAGATGTGCCGCGAACCCCAAATCTAAATGGTATGGACTTTCTCCCGAAGAGATCCTTGCAATTTGGGATGGTGAAACCGATAGAGCTGTTACCTTAGGTAGCTGGTACCACGATCAGCGTGAAGCTGAGGTGGTGAATCTTGAGACACTTCAGCGCTCAGGAGTAGACCTTCCGATCGTAAGACCTATTGAGGAAGGTGGTGTGAAGCTTGCACCTGATCAAAAATTAGTCCCTGGTATTTATCCAGAGCATCTCATCTATTTGAAATCAGTTGGTATTTGTGGTCAGGCAGACCGTGTTGAAGTAGTTGGTGACACAATTGATCTCTATGACTATAAGACCAATAAAGAGATTAAGACAGAAGGGTTTACTAACTGGGAAGGTATTACAGAGAAAATGCTTGGACCATGTTCTCATCTTGATCACTGTAACTTTAATCATTATGCTCTTCAGCTCAGTACTTACATGTACATGATGCAGAAGCATAATCATAATCTAAAGCCTGGTAAGATGGAGATTCATCATATCGTATTTGAGGTAGATGATTATGACAAATACGGATATCCGATTACCGCAGTGGATCCGAACGGAGACCCTGTTGTAAAAGAGGTGGTACCGTATGAGTTACCGTATTTGAAAAAAGAGGTACGAAATATGATCAAGTATCTGAAGCAGCATCCCGAAATCCTTGAAAACCAGAAGAAATGATAAGATTGTTTGAACTCCAGAACAATAAGCCTGTACCAACTGAACACTGCTATGTGATTAGTTGGCTTAAAGCTATTATTGAAAAGTATCCAGAACAGCACACGCATATAAACATTCTTGCGTATATTTTCTATATGACCTGCCCGAGTCAGGAGAATCCTTATTTCAACACACCTGAGGATGATAAAGAGGATCAGATTGAAAATGAGATCGACTTGTGTTTTGACACTGAGTGTGAAGTGATTCAGGAAGCTCTGGAGAAAGCGGAGAAAATGTACGAGACTCCAACCGTCCGTGCATATAAAGGGATGAAGAAGATGATTGATAATTTATCTGACTATATGGGTGACACTAAGATTGAGCATGGTAGAGATGGTAACATTTCCGCACTGGTTCAGGCTGCTAAAAACTTTGCCGGGATTCGTGAATCATTTAAGCAGGTGACTGCAGATATGTTAGCGGAGCAAGAGACTCACGTACGTGGGGACAAACAACTCGGATATGACCAAATGTAATGGAACAAGAAGAGATAGTATTTAAACCGTGGATTGAGGGTATACCCATGTACACAGCTGACACTGATACATGGTCCTACAAAACGTTTCCTGACAAGGAGGCGTTTATTGCGTTTGTAAAAGATCTCTTCAAAGAGCCGGGTCAATATGGTTTTGATGAGACCATGCACAAGTTCAATGAACAGGCACGCAAATGGCTCAGAGATGAATATTATTGCGGAGCTCCTTTCCGTAGCACGGACTATATCAAATACTGGGACTTTGAAAAAGAGAAATGTAGAAGAGGTTGTATTTTTGTCAACGGTAACAAGGTTTGGTACCTACCACGTGAGTACTACATGTGGATCAACTTCCTACGGATATATGATAAGATTGCCAAGAAGTTTCGTTTTCCAAGTGTATGGGACGTGCAGTATCACATGGCCCTTTATGAATTACTGGCAGAGCTGCACGGTCAGCATGCCATGATTGTGAAGAAACGTCAGATAGCCTCATCCTATTACCACTGTGCTAAACTGATTAACGAGCTCTGGTTCGAAGAAGGACCAACACTGAAGATAGGTGCCTCAGAAAGTAGGCACATCGACATGGACGGATCATGGGTATTCCTTGAGGAGTATCGTGATTTCTTAAATGCAGAGACTGCCTGGTACCGTAATATGGATCCGGGTAAAGTAAAGAACTGGCAGCAACGTATTAAAGTTACGGTGGGTAACCGTGACAAGTACATTGGTAACAAGGGTCGTCTAATAGGACTTTCATTTGAGCAGAGTGCTACTAAAGGGGTCGGGGGTGCATGTCGCTACTTCTTCTATGAGGAAGCTGGTGTAGCACCTACAATGGATAAATCATACATCTACATGCTTTCTGCTCTGGAGGCAGGGGAAATCAGCACCGGGATGTTCATCGGAGCTGGATCTGTGGGTGAGCTGAAAGATTGCGATCCACTGAAGGAATTCATCTTGAATCCTGAAGCTAATGAGGTATATGCTGTTGAGACAAATCTTATTGACGATAAAGGTACCATTGGTAAATCTGGATTGTTTATTCCAGAGCATTGGGGTATGCCTCCTTACATTGATGAGTGGGGTAACTCTCAACCAGAAGAAGCACTAGAAGCACTTAACAACAAATATGAAGAGTGGAAGAAAAAGCTTCGTCCGGATATCTATCAGTTGAGAATTTCACAGCGTCCTCGTAATATTGCAGAGGCATTTGCATATCGTGAAGAGTCACCATTCCCTCAGCATTTAATTGCAGCTCAGAAGCGTGACATTGAAGAGAAAGAATACCCGTATGAGTTAATTGATTTGACTGAAGATATTCAGGGTAAAATTATCGCCAAGAAAACTGCCAAGGCTCCGATCATGGATTTTCCTGTGAGCCCTAAGCTTCAAGACAAATCGGGTAGTATTGTTGTCTGGGAACGTCCGGATCCAGATCCAGAATGGGGAACGTACTACGCATCGATTGACCCCGTTGGTGAGGGTAAGACAATTACGTCTGAGTCACTTTGTTCAATCTATATTTACAAGACTGCGGTTGAAGTTACCCGTATTACTCCAGAGGGTAACACTGAAAATTACATTGAAGGTGACAAGATTGTAGCTGCATGGTGTGGTAGGTTTGATGATTTGAATCAGACACATGAAAGACTGCGTATCTTAATCGAGTGGTATAACGCTTGGACGCTAGTTGAGAATAATATCTCCCTATTCATCCAGTATATGATTGCTGAGAAGAAGCAACATTACCTGGTGCCAAAGAATCAAGTTGTGTTCTTGAAAGAGCTTCAAGCTAACAAAGCGGTGTTCTCTGACTATGGTTGGAAAAACACTGGTCGTATTTTTAAAGACCACCTGCTCAACTATTTGATCGAATGGTTAAAAGAAGTTGTGGGTGAAGAAAATGATGCGGATGGTACTGTTATCAGAAAGTATTATGGTATCAGACGTATTCCGGATGTCATGGCTATGAAGGAGATGGAAGCATATAGAGAGGGTGTAAACGTTGACCGTTTAGTATCTCTTGCAGCTCTTGTAGCCTTTGCTAAGATCCAACAAGCTAACCGTGGATACAAGAAAAGGCTAGACAATGACAGCGGAAAAGACTTGCAAAAGTCCGAGAATTTGTATAAATTAAAGAGTACCCCCTTTTCCAATTTGGGCCGTTCAAACATGAAAGGTTTAGGCGGAGGTAGAAGGAGGTCAATCACAAAACGTCTGCGTTAATGAGAGTATTGAGTTCAATGCAAATGAGGGAAGGTGCTAAGGCTAAAGAAGGCCGTTATCAAAGCATCTCACAGCCTCTTCAGTTTCTTCCTCGTAAAGAGAAGGACGAAGACTGGGCGGCATGGAATATGGACTGGCTCGAGTGGCAGGGTCTGAAGCAGATCCGTAAAAACTCCCGCAGGCTCCTGAAGAATTATAAGCTTGCAAAAGGTATCATTGATAAGTCAGACTATCTTGTAGAGAATGACAATGAGATGAGAGATCTGGTGCAGACTCTTGCTGATGAAGAACCGGGAGCACTGGAGCTGAAGTTCTATCCCATCATTCCGAATGTGATCAATGTACTGACCACAGAATTTGCAAAAAGAAATAAGAGAGTAAGCTTCAGAGCTATTGATGAGTATACATTCAATGAAATCTTGGAAGGTAAAAGAGCTGAGATTGAGAACGTGCTTGTTAAGCAAGCTGAGGCAAAAATGGTTCAGAAGATGATTGAGGCCGGTGCGGATCCTAACGATCCGGATATTCAGCAAAAACTGCAGCAGGCTACAAACGTTGAAAACCTTAAAACTCTACCTGAGATAAATGACTTCTTCAGCAAGGACTATGAAGTTCTAGCTGAGAAATGGGCTTCCAAGCAGCATCAAATTGATGAAGAGCGCTTCAAGATGGATGAGCTAGAAGAACGTGCTTTCCGTGACATGCTTGTCACTGATCGTGAGTTCTGGCATTTCCGTATGATGGAAGATGATTATGATATTGAGCTGTGGAATCCGGTGCTTACCTTCTACCACAAGTCACCAGACGTGCGTTACATGTCTGACGCAAACTGGGTAGGTAAGATCGAGATGATGTCAGCTCCTGATGTTATTGACCGTTTTGGATGGTTAATGACTGAAGACCAATTGAAATCTATTCAGCATCATTATCCTATCAGACAAGCAGGATATCCAATCACTGGATACCAGAATGATGGGACATTCTATGATGCAACTAAAGACCATAAGTGGAATGTAGGAATGCCTTCATTGGCACACCGTCAGTTTACTTCAATGTATGACAACTTTGTTTACCAAGGTAATGACATCATTGAAGCAATCATGGGTGAGTCAGAAGGATACCATGACAACCTTGGATCTGCGAACATGATGCGCGTAACGCAGGCGTATTGGAAATCACAGCGTAAGGTTGGCCACTTGACAAAGATTGGTATGGATGGCCGTGTAATTACTCAAGTGATTGATGAGGAATACAAGGTTACCGACAAGCCGGTCTATAACACAGAGTTGATCAGAAACAAAACCAAAGCGAACCTGGTATTCGGTGAGCATATTGAATGGATTTGGATCAACCAAGTATGGGGAGGTATTAAGATTGGACCAAACCACCCAAGTTACTGGGGTGTTAAGAATGCTTCAGGAATCAATCCGATTTACATTGGAATTAATCAAAACCGCATCAAGCCTACACGCTTCCAGTTTAAAGGAGATAAGAACCTTTATGGATGTAAGCTGCCAATTGAGGGTCGTGTGTTCTCTGATAGAAATAAACGCTCTACCTCATTAGTAGATCTTATGAAACCGTTCCAAATCGGTTTCAATATTGTGAATAACCAGATTGCAGACATCCTAATCGATGAGTTAGGAACTGTGATCATGCTTGATCAAAACGCTCTCCCTCGACATTCTCTTGGTGAGGATTGGGGTAAAGGAAACTACGCTAAGGCGTATGTGGCCATGAAGGACTTTAGTATTCTTCCGCTGGATGGAAGTATTGCCAATATGGAGAATGCTTCACAGTTCAGCCATTTCCAGCAATTGGATATGTCTCAGACTCAAAGATTAATGGGTCGTGTGCAGCTGGCAAACTATTTCAAACAAGAAGGGTTTGCCGTTATCGGTGTAAACCAGCAGCGCATGGGTCAACAGATTGGTCAGTACAGTACCGCCACTCAAGTTGAGCAAGAAGTTGCAGGATCTTACGCACAGACAGAAATGTACTTTGTACAGCACTCTGATCATTTAATGCCTAGAGTGCATCAAATGCGCACTGATCTTGCGCAGTTCTACCATTCGACTAAGCCGTCTATCAGACTTCAAAACATCACATCTCTTGATGAGAGAGTGAACTTTGAACTTAATGGAATGGATCTTCTATTACGTGATATTAATGTTTACTGTACAACCAGAGCCAACCACAGAACTATTCTGGAGAAAATGAAAGGGCTTGCTGAACAAAGCAGCGCTCAAGGCGGATCCAGTATTTACGATCTTGGTAAGATTGTACAGGCTGACTCAATGGGATCTCTTAACTCTACGCTTAAAGCGCTTGAGCAAAAGCAGATTAAAGAGCGCCAAGAACAAAATGCTCATGAGCAGAAGATGAAGCAAATGGAGATCGACCAGCGCAATCAAGAGATGGCAATGGAGAAAGATGCTGAGGCTAGAGAGAATGAAAAAGACAGACGTAAAGATATCCTTGTAGCTCAGATTAGAGCTGCCGGTTATGGTGCTATGCAAGACATTAACCAGAACCAGCAATCCGACTTCCAAGATACTCTAGAGCAAATCCAAGCAACGGATGAGTTTCAAGAGACAATGAGTCTGAGTCAGGAAAAGGAGAACAATCGCGTGAACCAAGACCGTGAGAAGAATAGCCTTAAACGTGAGGAACTTGCGGTTAAACGTGAAATCTCAGACAATCAATTGAAGATTGCCAGAGAGAATAAGAACCAATATGATGTGAAGAAAAACTCTAATTCAAAAGATGACAAATAATTATAGCCATATAATGAGAAAATCTTTTTGAGTTAGCCGGGTTAAGGCAAACTTTTAATATTTAGTTTGCTTAAATTTGAGTATATTATTAATAAGTCAGTTCAGAAAAACCAACAATATGAGTGACAAAAAACAAACCACAAACGTTCAGACGGTCGATGTAGACCTTTCTGAAGTTTTAGGTACAGGCGTTGACACAGTAATGGTTCCTAATGAACCTGCTGCAGGTGATAAAAAACCGGGCATTTTCACTAGACCAGGTGTTGACACATCGTTCCTTGACAATCCGGGTAAACCCGGAGATAATGAACCACCAGCAGATCCTCC